ATAGCAAGATAAAGAGAACTTGTAAGATGTTCTTTACAAACCTCAATCCAATCAGCCACAAACTGCGGAATCACTGGTTTATTCAATTCTTGCCGAATCTTATCAGCATCTTTTAATTGATTACCAACCCATGCTCCCTCAAGTTTGCCTTGCTCGTATCCCTTACGATATTTCATTGAACCGTAGTCATCACCTAGTTCTTTGAGGATGTCATTTAGCCATCTTGTTTGGGTTGTTGGATCAAATCCTCTAATTCGACTAACAACATCTTTTAATTTGAATGGCAACGGTTCTGGTTCGTCTAAAGACCGTAATTCTTTCAAAACCAAATCAATTGAGGTCAATTTCTTCTTGCTATCTTTAAATTTTTCATAGCGTTCAATCAATCTTTGTACATTCATCTTCCAACTCCTCCAACTGTGATTTCATTCTTTTCACTCGCTTTTTCAGCAAGTCGCGTTCTTCCGACCTGCTAAATGCAAGTGATTTTACACAAGGCTTAGATAGCTCTACTATCCTTGCCTCCGTCTGCTCGATTGACCGCTTCAAACCGTCAATTAAGACTTGTTTGTCAAATTTCATTCTTTATCTCCTGGGTGAAATCAAAACGGCAAATCATCATCTGAAATATCCATCGGATTTGTTGCGCCAAAACCTGGTGGCATCTGGTTTTCCATGCTCGCTTGGTTTGCAGAGTTATCCTTCTTTTCAAGCGTTTGAAAACTCTCGGCCACAACTTCCGTCACATAGACACGTTGACCGTGCTGATTATCATAACTACGAGTTTGGATGCGACCTGTGATTCCTACAAGAGCGCCTTTTCTGACCCAATTTGCGAAATTTTCAGCTTGCTTACGCCACATGATACAATTGATGAAGTCAGCCTCTCGCTCTCCATTCGCACCCTTAAAATTCCGATTTACCGCAAGGTTGAAAGTCGCAACCGCCACATTCGATGGCGTATATCGTAATTCTGGATCACGAGTCAAGCGCCCAATCAACACAACATTATTGATCATTTTTAGTCTCCTTTTTAAAATTTCATAAAAGCCATCCAGTGAGTCGTCCCACGTTGCTGTCCAAAAAGTGGTTGATGCGGAACCAATTCTAAAATTTCCTTAACATTTACTTGAGCATCAGACCATTTAAAGATAAGTGTTCCACCTGTTTTCAAAACCCTAAAACATTCTTCAAAACCTTGCTGCAAGTCTAATCTCCAAGTCAACAAGTCTAGTTGACCATATTGCGCACGCATGAATGATTCCTGGCCAGCCCAGAGAAGGTGTGGCGGATCAAACACAACAAGATTAAATGTTTCGTCATCAAATGGCATATCTCGAAAATCTGCAACAATGTCTGGCTTAACATTTATTTTCTTTTTGTGGATTTCAAATTCTTCTTCACGTCTATCCATGTATGTTGTGTGTGGCTCTTGTTTATCAAACCAAAACATTCGAGATCCACAGCACGCATCTAGTATCCGTATATCTTCCATCAATACCTCCTATCCTTCATCCCAGCTGGATACACAAAGCACTTTCCAGTTGCTCCCTCAAAAATGCGACTTGATAAAGCACCGTTACCGAAATCATCAGAGTAAAGCTCTTTAATCTCTTCGCTACTCAAATTCGTGTTGATAATCGTATTCGTCCGATTATCCAGGATCTTGAACAATATCTGATGCGCCCACTCGTTCCGCTTCGTGTCAGCCTTTCGACTCTCTTTCCCAAGGTCATCCAAGAAAAGAAAATCAACCTCAGACAATAGCTTGATCATCTTAGCTTCTGAATAGCCATTGTCAAACTCAAAGCTTTCACGAATCTTATCAAACAAAGCCACAACAGACACAAAGAGCACGCTTTTTGGTTCGTCATAAGACTTGAACTGTTCATTGAGAAACCGAGCAAAACCATATGTCAGATGACTCTTACCAACACCAGAAGGACCAGTGATGATAGCATTGCCAGTTTCACCTTTGGCATAGCAGCGTTCCAATCGCTTCAAAAAATTCATAGCATTTTCATCGATGTCAACTCGAATTTCATAGTCATGTAGTGACTTGCTGGCCAGCTTAATTGAAACGATACTATCGCGAGCAAAGACCTCATAAGTATCCGATAGCTTGCTTTTAACTTCAGATTCCATATTCAGCTGCTTTTCAAAGCGTCGAATGTTCTCTTTCTCGCACTCAGGACATTGACTGATTTCCTCAACCTTGCCCTTGATAGGAATCTTAACAGACCAAAGATGGCATCCATGGATTTCACAGACATCATCAAGAACTGTTCTAGTTTTGAATTGTTTAAACTGTTTCATCTAAAACCCTAGCCTTTCGTCTGTTTTCTTTTCACGTTTAACAACATTTCCTTGATTCAAATAACCATCAAATTTAGTTCCAAAAAGTGTTTCTGGTCTCAAGTATTTCGCATACTTCGTACCTGACCAATCCTTGACCATATTATCAATTACTTGTTTAAACTCTTCTAGTCTATATCCTTCAGACCATCTAGCTTTAATCAGAGATCTGTTCTTCTGAACATTATCTCTATAATTCTTTCCAGTCTTTGAATTGAGATAATCGATAATTTCTTTGTAAGGGATATTATCTATACTACCCTTACCTATACTACCCTTACCTATACTATGCGGACATTCGTCCGTCACTTGTCCGTCAACTGCCTGACCTTCTTCAGTAAGCTCTAGAACTACTTTTCCAGGCTCAACCAATCTACTTCCATCAACTTCTAATCCAAGTTGTTGAATAGCTAAATTCCTGTGTATACTAGGCTTGTGTCTATCTGGTCTAATTTTATTTTGTTCGTTGAAATCCGTAATGAAATAGACCATGTCTTGATTAAGTGGTTTTATAAACTGCTTGATAACTAATAGGCCTAAACTGTCCTCACTGGCACCAATCATTCTAACGACTGGAAATGCTTCGACAATTCCGTCATCATCTGAATTGATGACTAAATGAACATACAATGCCTGAGTTTCAAGTGGCAGTCTTAAAAATTTTTGTGTTTGCATTATGGTCTTGCTGACCATTCTTCTTTCTGCCATCTACCCCTCCACACTTGAAAATTTTGTGTATTCTTTATGAAAATACAACTTCACTGTCCCTAGACTCCCATGTCTATTCTTTTCTAGGATCAGCTCGGTCACGTTATTCGCTTCTTGACTGTCTGCATGTTCCTTCTGGTAGTAGGCATCACGATATAAGAAAGCAACAATATCAGCATCTTGCTCAATAGAGCCAGACTCTCGCAAATCTGACAGCATCGGACGTTTTTCTTGTCTCTGCTCAACTGCCCGGCTTAACTGTGACAGGGCAATGACAGGTACTTTCAAATCCTTAGCTAGTATCTTCAATTCCCTAGAAATCTCAGAAACTACCTGCTGACGATTCTCACCTTTTGAGCCAGTGATCAGTTGCAAGTAGTCAATGATAATGACTCCAAGGCCTCCCATTTCCTGGGCAAGTTTTCGAGCCTTTGACCGTATCTCTGAAATCCGGATTCCTGCCGTATCATCTACGAAGATAGGTGCATCATAGAGATTCCCTTGAGCATGCACTAGCCTACTCCATTCATCAACACTCAGATTCCCGGTTTTTAGATGATATCCTTCTACCATGCCCTCAGCTGCTAACATCCGCTCAATCAAGCTTTCCGCTCCCATCTCAAGCGAGAAAATAGCAACAGGCTTCTTCTCTTTTACAGCGATATGCTGAGCGATATTCAGAGCTAGCGCCGTCTTGCCCATAGCAGGACGTGCAGCAAGAATGATAAGATTGTCCTCGTGGAGACCGGTCGTAATCTTGTCCAGTCCAATGAATCCAGAAGATAAACCTGTCACAATTCCATCTGTCTGAGAGCGAGTCTCGACCATCTGCATATGTGTATCAAGTATGTCAGCCACATTACGAAATCCTGTGCCTGTATTTTGATTGCTGATATCAAGCATGGACTTTTCAGTCTTTGCGATGATGTCATCGATGGACACATCACCCTGATAAGCACTCGAAAGGGAGTCAGATAGGTCCTCTATCATTTTTCTGAGCGTAGCCTTATCTTTCACAAGTTTTGCATAGTGCTCTACATTTTTTGAAGTCGGAGTTGAGTTCACCAACTCGACAATGTATGTGATGCCCCCTATTTTTGAAATATCTCCTTGATTCGTGAGGGCAGAGCCCATAGTCGTCGCATCGATTGGCTCGCCTTTTTCAAGCAAAGACAACATGGTTTTAAAAATAATCTTGTTAGCAGGCTTGTAAAAATCATCAGGAGTCAATTCATCTGCTAGAGTGATAAGTGATTCGGGAGAGATGAAGACTGAACCAAGAACAGACTGTTCAGCAGCTAAATCATGAGGTAATATTCTAAATTCTTCACTCATGCGCTATCCTCCCAATACTTATCCAAATCAACATTCATAACCGCAGCAAGATTCTTTTGCTCGGTCAAGATTTGTCTGCGATAGGGAGCTAGACCAGCTTGTCGCTCTTCCTCGCTACGAGGCAAATAGTAGCCGTTCGGCTTCATCTTCTTAGCTACGATAGGATGCCTAAAATTCACACGTAGGCTTTCGATAATCTCTTCCAGCTTACGCTTCGAAAGTCCAGTCTCTAAGCGGATTTCACTCGCTTGAATGGGCAAATCGAAGGTCGCACAATTCATGATCATGTTTAACACACGGATTTCCATCTCGCTCATATCACGACTAACGGTCATGTCTTCGCCCTCCATTTTCTAGGATTCTGGCGGAAATCCATAGTCATTTCCTGATAAAGCAAACGCCCATTTTCTTCTAAGAGGTGTGTATTTTGCTTTCTTAGAAGATCATTGTTGCTTGCTTCTTCCTGATAGTCTCGAGCTAGTCTGTCATAGTCATCAATACAGGCTCTATAAATTTGTGGCACGTCTTCAATCGATGAAGCGAGGCCTACAGGTGGTTGAGTGTCATATGTGGATTTTCTGTCACACATTCTCAGGTTTCTCCGTGCAACTTCCCTGAAATCTTCTGTTTCTTCAATAATGACCACTACATTTTGCTCATCCGATTTTTCATTTTTAGCCGTAAGCACCATTAGGACAAACATCCCAATGAAAACCGCTGCTAAGCCAAGTAATTGGCTTGATAAAGTTGGTTCTGTCATTTCCCTTCTCCTTTTTTTATTAAAAATTTCATTGTTTCCTCACTTCGTTAAATTCATCCAGTTTGCGTTGTACCATTCACGGACTGCATCCCGTGGCCAACGCTTGTCATTTATATTTGGAAATCCCTTCTGGTAGCGAAAACGGTCATCGAACGTATCTACAGAAACACCAAGCATTTTAGCCACATCTTTACGCTTGAGTTCCAGAGGGAACGCTTCTTCAATATCTGCTGATTGTAAGACGGTAAACTTAATCTGACTCGCAATCGCTTGGATCAACTCTTCCATTTTTGCTCCTTTCGTGTTATAATTTAGTTAGATTTTTTTGATAAGCGCCTGACATTGTTAGGTGCTTTTTGTTTATACAATATTACTTTCCATCGCCCTGAGTTCGATCTCATGGCTAACTTGTTCTAATAGCTTTTCACACGCTATCTTTGCTTCTCTGTACGTTTTAGATTCACTGATGAAGTAATCAGCAAGTTCAATGATTTTATCTTCCAATTCGTCCTCCTATATCGGTCTCAAGACCGATGAAATCCCCTCTCGATTTGATATAATAACTTCGACTAGGACCTCTCACCGTTTTAGTCGAAAATTTAACAGAAAGGAGGAAAGGCTATGAGTAACAACTTAGAAAAATATGATATTCTACTAACACATGCTGTTATCGCTAAAAATACAGGTCACAAGTTGATAGTCCAAACAGCTGCAGGACAATATATTGGCGAACCTTATAATCCTGATAGCTCTGATTATCCTGACGTATCTGCGATTTCTCAAATCATAAAAGAGCTTCGAGTTTCTGAATACGATGAAAAAAATCCAACAGCAATCTTTTTAGTAGATGTTGAAGTTCGCACCAATTCAATCGGTGGACCATTCAAAATGCCATACGTTTGTCTATTTTTAGATCAGATATTGGGTGTTTCGATTGGGAAATTCGAAAAGCCAACTGAAGAATAGCATCTTTGTCTATCATAGAGTCTATCGATTGCCCGATAGGCTTTTTTCTTTTTCCGCTATACGGATACCGTTTTGGTCTCATTTCATTCCTCCTACTCTCCTAAATCAACCCAGCTTTCGTCGATGCCCAGGACATCACATACTCGGTTTTTTAATCTGTCGCTACCTTTACCATATTTCAGTAATTCTGAAATGGTTGGCTTCTTTACTCCACAAGCACGAGCAAGGTGTGTTTGTGTCATTCCTTCTGAGTTCAATTTGTCTTTGACAAGCTGAATCCACTTTTGATGTTGTTGACTCATATATTTTCCTTTCTAAATTTGGTATAATAAAGATAATAAAATGATTGGAGAAATCTTATGGAATATCAAGTTATTATTCAACCTGTAATTAGTGTCATTCTTGCAATAATCTCAGGGTTATGGTCATATATCGCATCAAAAGCTAACAATAAAGCTGAGGTTGAAAAACAAGCTAAAGAACATTCACATATCGTAGAAAAACTTGAAAAAGAATTTCATTATCAGATAGATACTCTCAAACAACAACATGCCTTGGAGCTTGAAAAAGTCAAGCAAGCCCATGAATTACGGTTGCAAGAACTTGAGAAAGTGTCTCAACTCGATGCCGAAACCGACAAAGCTATGAAGGTGAATGATCTTTCCTACAAAGTTTTAACAGGCGAGATTGATTTGGACAAGGCTTTAAAAATAGCTGATAAAGCAAATAGTCATAATCAAAACCTAAAGAAGAGATTTATCCAAAAGACCTCTAAGAAATCATAAATTAAATTTATTTCTAATTCTTTCAAGCTCATCATCTTGTGTTTTTTTATACTCGTTGATGCGCTTTTTTCTATCTCTTTTGCTAGCATAGTATGTAGCAAAACCTATGACTACATTGATAATGATAGTGAAATAAAACCATACTATTACGTCCATTTCTGACCTCCTTTTTAAAAAATTATC